AACCAGCCGCCCCGCCGCCGCAAGCCCAGGCGGCCAGCGCCGTGCCGGATGCCACGCGGGCATACGTGCGCGTGCCGACCTCGCGCCACGCGCCGCCGCTGGCCTCATAGATGTAAAAGTCCATCTCGCCAGGGCTGGCCGCCACCGGGTTGAACCGGATCAGCGCGTTGTCGATGGCGCAATAGTCGGGGCTGGCGAACTGGTGATCGGGGCCGTACACCCGCGTCCAGGTCGCCGTGTCGGCGCTGCCGCCCGTGTCCCAGACCTTGCACTCACCGGCGTTGTAGTCGGCGGTGTTGAGGCGGTAGCGGTTGATGCTGCTGGACTGGTGCGCCGTGATGGTGCCATCGGCCGACGTGCGCGACAGGCTATCGCCCACCGGCCCCAGGTTGGACGCGCCGACCGGCCGCGCGTACCACGGCGTGCTGGTCACGCCCCACGAGTTGCTCTGCAACGTCGGCTGCACGTAGACGGTACGCGTCAGGTTGGCGCTGGCGCCGCCCACGCGGATCAGGTTCAGCGACACATCGACCAGGAACGTCTTGGACGTTTCGGGCGTGTAGGACGCCTCAACTTCCTCCAGCCGATAGAGGCCATCGTCAACGTCAAACTCGTTGCTGTCCACATAGACGCCGCCGGCCGCCCGGCTGTACCAGGCCAGTTCGTGGATCTGCGTCTCGGTGGTCTTGGCTTGCGCCAGCGTCAGGCCCGTCGTCTGGCCCTGGAGCGACAGCACCGCCTCCATGGCGCCACCATCGCCGTAGCGTGTCGTGCGCGTGCGACTGACCACCCTGGAAAGTGTCACCGACGCGATGCTGATGGCCACTAGAGCGCCCCTGACGTGACGAGCGTACGCGCGGCGGTAGCGAGCGGCTGGCTCACCGCGCGGGTGATGAGCGCCTCAGGCAAGCCGCGCGCGTCAATCGTGTTGTTGATGGTGATGGCCGCGCCGCTCCCGTTCGCCCGTTCCGCCGTCGGCGTGCTGGGCGTCGGCGGCTTGTCCATACCTGCCAACTGCCGCCACAGTTTGATGGCGCGTTCGATGGCGTCGATGATGGACTTGACGATGTTCAACATGCGCGTGAAGGCGCCCAGCGTCACCGCGTCCATCGCCGTGGTAAAGGCGCCCTTGAGGAAGTTGGTGAAGCCGGTCAACGCCGTCTCAGCCGTCGATGCGTCCAACCCCACCGTTTCAGACAGCCATTTGGTGATGGCGTCGAAGGCGAGCTTGGTGTAGGTGTCATAGGTCGTCTTGATGGCCTCAAAGGCGCCCTTGACCTTATCCCAACCGGTGACGAACGACGCGACCTTCTCCCCGAGCGTGCTGCCCAACCACGCGCTCACGGCGTCAAACGCCGGCTTCACATAGTCATCATAGGCTTTCTGACTCGCCTGGAACGCCGTCACCATGAGCGCCCACGGCACACCAAATGCTTTGACGTTCTGGACAATGGTGGTCCCGAGCCAGGTGTCAATAGCGTCAAAGAACGGTTTGACGTAGGTCCTGTAGGCCGTCCAACCGGCCTGGAACGCCGTCACCATCAGCCCCCAGCGGGTGCCGAAGGCGGTGACGTTCTGGCCGATCTTGGTGCCCATCCAGGCGTCAATGGCATCAAAGACGGGCTTGACCTTCTCGTCAAAGCCCTTCTTGAAGGCTTCGACCTTCGGCCCGATCTTGTCAATTTCGGCGTTCAGGGTACTGACCACGCCGGCGACCGATTGACCGTTCTTGGCCATGTCGTCCATGGCCTTGCTGACATCCTCTAGCCCGGTCTGGAAGTTCTTCAGCGGGGTCATGATCTTGTCGCCCAGCGCGATTTGCAGCGCGGCCAGGCGCTTCTCCAGCGCCGTCTGTTCGTGCGGCTCCTGGCCGCCCAGCGGGTCGCCGCCGGTGTTGGGCATACCGGGCAGGTCCAACGGTGGCGGGGTCGGCGGACTGATGCCGCCACCGCCGCCCGCGCCCAGTTTGCCCGCCGCCGCCGCCGCCGCGTTCAATGCCTGCTCTAGCTTGCCCGCCGCGCCTTCCGCCTCTTGCAGTTGTGCCGTGTAGACGCCGGCCTGCTCGGTCAACTGCTGGTGGATGTCGTTCAGTTGCGCGATACTTTCACGCTGCGCGTCGATGCGGGCCTGTTGTGCTTCCGCCTCCACGCCCAGCAGTTTTTCCTTGGCCAGCGCGGCGTCGTAAGCTTGCGACAGTTCGTCGATCCGCGCCTGGGCCTGTTCGATGCCCGTCACGATCTGGTCGGCGGGCATCTCGACCCGCTTATCCAGCGCGTCGGCAATGCGCTTCAGGTCGTCGGCGGTGGCGATTTCCCGTTCCAGCCGGGCCTTTTCCGCCTCCCCCTGCACGCGGGCCAGGTCGGCCTCCAGTTTGGACAGGATCTTGGCCTGCGCCGCCTGCGCCGTTTCCGCCCGCTTCAGGCTCTTTTCGGTCTTGTCCACCTCACCGCGCCAGCGAATGACGCCCTTGCGCGCCTCGTCGAACGTCAGTTCCTTGGTGCGATTGGCCAGCTTTTCCAGTTCGCGCCGTTGCGGGTCGAGGTCGAGGCTGTCCTTGAGGTTGATGTTCTCGCCAATCAGCCGCAGCCGGTCCAGTTCGGCCAGCAGCGGCGCCAGGCTGGACTCGTCCATGCCCGCGAGCTTGCCCTCGTTGATCTGGAGCTGGATTTTCTTCTGCGCCTGCTGGTTCTCGAACGCGGCGTCACTGGCTGCCTGCGTGCCCACCAGTTGCGCGTGGCTGTACTGCTCGAGCATGTCCTTGGCGTGCGACCAGGCGTCCCGCAGTTTGTTGACGCGCTCGGTCGCCGCCTCCAGTGAGCCGCCCAGCTTGAAGTTGACGATGGCCAGTTGCGCCTTGCGGGCGGCCTGCTCCATGGCGCCCATGGCCGCCTCAAACGCCTTGGTGCCGGGCAGGACGGCGGCCGAGAAGCGCGACAGATCGTCACGGGCAGACTGGAGCGCGTCCGACACGCGCCGCGTTTCCTCGGCCGCTGCCTTCTGCGCCACCTGGATGGCCTTCAGCCCCGCCTCCAGCCCCTTCAGGACGCCCTCTTGCAGTTTGATTTCGGCCGACACGGCGGCCAGCGCGACGTTCAATTCCGCCAGCGCCGCTGCCGCCGCGCGGTAGGCAACCACGGCATCCGTGCCCAGCAAGGCGATTTGCTTTTCCAGCGCCGCCGTGGTCTGCCCTGCCGCTTGCGCCAGCCCGCCGGCCACGGCCAGGCCGAACGCCTCCATGGCGGCGCCCGCGGCCTGGAGCGCGGGTATCACGCGGGCGGGCAGTTCGCCAATGGTGGCGCCAATGGCCGCGAAGCCGCTTTCGACGTTATCAACCAGGCTCGGGCTGTGGCGCACGGTCGGGTCGAGTAGCCGCATGGCCTGCTGGATGATGGTGCCGACGGCCAGGACGATGCGGGCAATGGCGGTGAACGCCTGGCCGAAGGCATCCACCAGCACGCCCAGCGCCAGCACGGTGTAACTGATTTCGTCGCCGACGCGTTTGGCCCACACCGGAAACTGATCGGAGCGGATGAAATCGGCGATGCGCCCCGCCAGTTGGTTGAAGGCGTCGGCCGCCGGCTGCAAGGCTTTGACCAGCACGGGCAGCACGCTGGGCAGTTGCTTACCCAGTGCCGCCGTGACCTCGCGGATACCGGGCAGGATCAGCCCGCCGATTTGGGCCACGAAGTCCTGCCAGGTGGCAGTGATGATGCGAACGGAGTTCGCCATGCCGTCCGACGTGCGGGCGAAGTCACCTTGCGCGTTCTTGGTGGCGTCCACGATCAGCGCGTAGCGGGCCTGGACCTTGGCCGCCTCACTGACGCTCTCCGTGGTCCGGGCCAGCCCCATCTGGACGGCCTTGAGGCCCACCGTCGTCTCGTTGATGGCGATGCCGTACTTGCGGAGTGGCTCCGTCTCGCCCACCAGGCCGGACTGGAGATCACCCAGTACCGCCTCCGACCCACCGGCGATGTTGTTGAACGAGGCCAGGTCGGCGGCCAGTTTGACGATGCCGATGGACATGTCGGCTGATTTGGCCCGCGCTAGCCCGACGCTGGTGAGCAGGTTGCCCACCGCCGCCGTCGTCTCAATGGCCGACTGGCGCGACTGGCCCAACGCGCTGGCCGACGTGTTGGCGAACTCCAACACCTGGCCGCTAGCCCGCCCGAACACGACGGCTGACTTGTTGACGCTCTCTTCCAGGTCGGACGCGGCCTTGACCGGCGCCACGAAGGCCAGCGCCGCCGCGGTCGCGGCTGCCGCGGCCACGCCAAAGCCGACGGCCGCCACGGTGCCCACCCGCGCCAGGGAGACGCCCACGCCGGCCGCCGTCTTGCCCAGGCTGCCCATGCTCGACTCGACGCGCTTCATGGCCGCCGTCGCGTCGTCACGGGCTTTGATGAGGATTTGGATCTCCGCCGCGGTGGCTATGAGAGTTCGTCCTCAGCGTCGGCGCCGGCCCGGTCCTTCATCATCTCGTAGATGACCTCCAGATCGAACATGTCCGCCATGTCAAGGCCAGCCTGATCCCACCCCATGAACTTCATGGCCTCTAACTCGACACGCCGCTTGGCTCGCCAGTAGGGTCCGCCACCTGCGCCGCCAGCGCGGTAACGTGGGCATCCAGCGCGGTCGTGATCTCCGCGGCCGTGGCCGGGTCCAACGCCTCGATATAGGCGCGCGTCACCGGCAAGGCCTTGTCGTTGGGGCCGACGAACGACCAATCCACCACCCAGGCGGCAATACGATTGATGTTGAACACCTCCAGCGACAACTCCAGTCGGCTGCCGCCCTCGGTGACGAATACCGGCTTCATGCTGCTGGCGTTCAACTGCTCCTGTTCGGCATAGGTGAGGCGCTCTTTCACCTCAATCCAATCGCCGTCCGACAACGGCAGCCGGGTCACGTTGGTGGAGACGAAACGGTTGCGTCGTGCCATCCTGCCCTCCGGGGCTATCGTTCGAAGCGTCCTCGCGCGAGGACGCTGATGCTGTCGCCGTTCAGGTCGATATCGGCGCGTGGCACCCGGCGCCAGCGCCACTGTTGCGCGCCCACGTCCAGACACACGTCCATGGCCTCCGCGCCGGCCAGCCAGATCGGATTGCCATCCACCAGCCCGCCGCCAATCGTCCAGGTGTCGGCCTCGCCGTTGCGAACCGCCACCCAGTTGACCAGCCGCGCCAGCGTGCGCCCGCCGGCGCGCAGTTCCCCGGTCGCGCCGGAAATCTGCCCAAACGCCATCCTGCCCTCCTTCGGGCCATCAATCGGCCATTAGGTAGGCAGGCTCAGGGCTTGCGCGCCCAGGCCGAGGCGGCGGCGAATGAGCCGGTGATGTTCACCGCGCCGTCTACGGTGCATTCCATAGACGCATCTACCCAGGCGGTGCCGTAGTGGTAGATGGTTGGTGCATCACGCGACGGGTAGGCGTAAATCTTCACCGCCGTCGTGCTCTCGGCCGCGTCGAAGTACGAGTCGTCGGTGTCGTCGAACCGCACCGCGAAATCGCCCTGTACGTCGGGGAAGGACTGGACGTAGGACTTGGTGCCGTCGCCGAAGGCGGTGACTTCCACGCGGTCGGTGGTCTTGTTGATGGTGAAGCTGTACGTTCCGGGCAGCGGCACCGCGACGGCCGCGCCAGACGTGGACATGTACAACGCAGCCTGCTTGGACGAGTATTTGGCCATGGTCACTGTCTCCCATCACGAAACACGGTTCCGATCAGGGCGGCAGTGACACGAGCGGCCTGGGGGTGGCAGGCGGGTCGCGTCGCGGGCCTGAGGTTGGGACTATTGCTGGCTGTTCAGCCACGTCTCCCAGGCGGCAAGCACCATCTTGACCGCCCGGATGATCGCCAGATGGAGGGCGCGCGTCGCGGCCGACATCAGCCGTAGGCGGCCAGGGCGCTGGCCGGCGCCAGCACGTCGGGCCAGTCGGCGACCATCTGACGCGCGCGGTGGGTGAACGAGTGCCCAGCCACGCGCCGCTGAGCCTCACGCGCCCTGGCCTGCCGTTCCGCCGGATGGGCCAGGTAGTAGCGAACCATCGCGCCCAGGTCGGCCGCATCATCGAAGGTCGGCACGCTGTCCCCGAACACGTCACCGACTTCGGCCCGCCAATCGCTGATCTGGAAACAGCCGGTGGCGGCCAGTTCATAGGCGCGCGGGTTCAGGCTTTCGGCGCCCACGACGTGCGTCTTGCCGTCGAACAGGATGGAAGTGCGGTACAGGTTCAGGCCGATAGCCGCGCGGCGATAGAGTTCGGCGGTCGTCTCGTTCGTCACCAGCCCGCCGCGCACATACGGATCGAGCAGGCGGCGGCAGCGCGCGGTGGCCCGGTGGCCGCCCACCCCGGCCGTGAAGTTGCCATACAGCCCCAGATCCAGCCCGCTCCAGTCCACGGCGGCCAGGAGGTCCAACCGCTCACGGAACGCGGTACCCACGAACACCACGTCATGGTGGGCTACATCGGGCGCATCGTCCGGCGCCACATCACGGTGTCGCTCGCTATCGTAGGCCGCGGCCAGGTAGTAGGTCTGTGGCTGCACCGCGCGCAACCGCGCCACGCTGGCCCGCTCGTTGGCCCACACGATATCCACCAGCGGCGCCAGTTTCTCATGGCGGTCGTCGTCGTAGGGGCATTCGGTCAAGAGCAGCCCCACCGGGACGCCGGCCCGGCGCAGCCGGTAGAGCGTCTGGCCGGGCAGGAACATGCCGCTGATGACCAACACGCCATCGACGCGGTTATCCAGCGCCATGGCCAGCACGTCTTTGGACGCCTCGTCGAAAATCCGGTTCAGGCGTTCGTCGCGGTCCATCAGCGGGCGGCTGGGGTCATGGCGCCTGGCCCGCCGCTGGAGCAACGCCACCCACTCGGAGGCCGCCGCGATGCGGTCGGTCAGCGCGTAGGCGCCGACTTCCACGCCCAGCGAGCGCAGCCCGCCCACGATGCCGTGGTAGACATCGCCCGTGCTGAATTGGGAGCCGGGGTGAACCACCAGGACGCGGCTCATGGCTTGTAGCAGTCCCAGCCGGTTTGATACCACGCCCCCACGCTGATGCGTGGGTCGGTGTAGCCGTCAATCGGCCCGGTGATGACGAAGCCTACCCGCTCGACCGCCCGCGCCAGCGTGGCCGGTTCGTAGCTCCACTGGTGGCGGCTGGGCTGGATGGTGCTGTACAGGAACAGCGCGCAAACACTATCCAGGTCGGCCACCGGCCACCAGTAGCCGGGCGGCCCCTGCACCATGTCGCGGTCGCCGCGCAGCCAGCGAGTCACGATCTCACGCGTGTCGGGCACCACGACACCCAACTTGCCGCCCGGCGCCAGCACGCGCCAGCATTCGGCCAGGAGCGCTTGCCCGCCCTCGTAGTCGTAGTGCTCCAACACATGACCGCAGTAGATTTCATCGAGGCTGGCGTCGGCGTAGGGGATAGGCGGCACGGTAGCCACGAGGTCGATACCAGGGATGGGCTGCGCGTCGAGGTTGGTGTACCCGCGCAACGGCCACTCGCCCGCGCCGATATTCAGCCGCCGGGCCGCGCCCGCTTCCCAATCGGCCAGCCAGTCGGCGGGCGGGTCAATCACCGCATGGGCGCTACTCACTCCTGCCTCCCAGGCTCACAAGGCCACTTCCTGTTCGACGGGTAGTTCGATCTCGGCGTAGTGGCACAACACCGAGCCGAACTGCCGTAGGTCGTTGATGCGGAGCGTTGGCGGCCCGACCTCCCACGCCCCGGCGATGGTGGCGCCGCCCAGCGCGTCCATTACCGCATCCACCACATCGCCGAACACGCTGTCGGTGTCGGCGGTGTCGCTGAACGACAGCACGCCCCGCACCACGAAGATGTGCCGCATGTTCATCTTGCCGAAGGAATGGTAGGCGTCCTCACGCCGCTCCCGTTCCACCCACCAGCCGCGCACCTGACGGTCACCCGTCACGCTAGCCGAGAAGCGATCGAGGAACGTTTTCCAATCGGCGGCATAGCGCAGTCGATTATGGGTGCGCCCCACGCCCGGCACGGCGTACAGCAGGTCGGTCAGGCCGTTGCGCAACTCGGTGTAGGTCGCCACGCTAGAGGCCGCTCAGGTGTCTCGCCCAGATGCGAGAAATCACCCCATGGCCCTTGTCAGCCGCGTCACGGAACATGTGGTGGGCACGCGTACCCTTGCGCCCAATCGCTCGCGCGATGATGAACGCCGTCCCGCGCGAGCCGTCGCCCAGCTTGCGCCGCGCCCACAACTGGATGGCGCGCACCGGCGGCATCGTCTGCCCCGGTCGCCGGCCATACTCCAGCACCGTCATATGCTCCAACGGACTGGCGACGATGCCTCGCAGATCGGCAATGCTCCGGCCATGCACGTCGCCGAACACCGAGCCGCGCGACACGCCGGTATTGACGGGCACGTTGTCCTGTACCTTGCCTTGCAGCATGACGACGCTCTCGCGCATGGCGGTGTGGGCGCGCTTCTCCAGCGAGTTGCGGTCGAGCCGCGCCATCGCCCGCTTGAGGCTAGTCGCGTCAATCGTGATGCTGAAGGACGAGCCGGCCATCAGCGCCAGCGCCCTGGATGTAGCAGCCGGTCGCGGCCCAGGCTGTCCTTCGTATCCCAGTCGCGCACGCCAGAGGCGGCGGTCAGCCCACCACCGACCGCCGCCTCGTACCGTTTGCGCAACTGCGCCGCGACGTCGCGCCACTTCTGCACGCCGTCGCGCGTCACCACCTCGGCGCCGATCGTCGGCTCCGACTGCCGCGCCGACCAGGCGGCCAGCGTATCGGCGCCGTAGGCCGCCGCCAGGCTCAGCACGGCGTCCAGATCATCGGCCGGGATAGTGCTGCCCTCGTCCGTGTGCGTGTGCCGTGTTGTATAGCGAACAACGATGTTGTCCGTGCCGCTGGCCGGCGTCGAGCGGAAGCGCACGGCCCGTACCGGCTGCACGCCCAGCACGCTCTCATGCACCCCCACGTCGTCGGCGTCCAGCAGCGTCGGCGTCTGGTCGCCGGCCGGGTACTCGACGCTCAGCAGCCGCGACAGCCCCCACACCCAGCCGGCCGGGAGCGTCAGGTCGTAGGCCGTGCCATCGCCCGACAGCGCCGCCGCGGCCGTGCGCGGGCGCGCGCGGGTGTAGGTCGCCAGCGCCGCCGTCAAGGCGTCGGCCAGTTCGGCGTTCTGGAGCACGTCCGTCGCCACATCGCCCGGCGCCTCTTGCCGCAGGATGCGCCGGATGGCGTCATACGTGGCCTGGGGCACGCTCTGCGTCGGCTGGATGGTGTCGGGGCAGACCAGATAGCTATCGCCCTCGGCCCGCGCCGTCTGGCCGCCATAGGCGAGCGTGACGCTGTAGCCGGTCGCCATGCTGCTGCTGGCATCGTCCACCAGCACCTTGAACACGAGCCGATCGCCGTCGGCCAGCGTGCGGCTGGTCGCCGCCGCCGTGGTGCGGTTGTAATCGGCCATCGTCGTCGTCAACTCGGTCGTGCTGCCCGTGTCATCGAGGACGCTGTTGCCCTCGGCGTTGGTGAACTGGAGGATTTGCAGGCGCAGTGCGGCATTGGCCGCCGCGTTGCTCTCATAGGCCCACAGGTGGGCCGTCCAGGTCGCCGCCGTCAGGACGATGCCCGACAGCGGCTCGGTGATCCAGGCCAGCGCCGTGCCGCCCGCGCTGCGGGTCGCCTGGACGCCACTGGAGGGACCGGCCTCGGTGCTGGTCACGGCGCGCACGAGCGACGGACAGTCGCCCCGGCTGCCGATGACGGCGCGGCGGTAGCCCGCGATATCGGCGGGGGTGTCGGTCAGCCAGACGGACGCGGCCACTAGCTCACCGCCGCGTCACCGCTCAGCGGCAACCAGTACACATCGACCCGCACGGCGCCACTATCAACCGCCTGCGCTGCCACGGTGGCAATGATGTTGTCCGTGATAACGATATCACGACAGGCGGCCGGCACGGCGATGCCGTTGGCGGTCGGCGTCGTGCTGACCCAGAACTCGTTGGCGTCGATCGCGGTCGCGGTCGTGGCGCCGATGAACAGCGACGTGCTGCCCGTCACGCCCAGCGCCAGCGTCGCCGTCGGCGCCGCCTCCGTCAGCAGCACCGTGCAAAAGCCGACGATGTAGCAGACGAGGACTTCGCCGGTGACAGTGAACAGCGGCACGGCGCCCACCGCGCCCAGGTTGGCAGCGCCGGTGAAGGTGACGGTCGTGGTCGTGCGCCGCAGCGAGCCGCGGCCGGGAACCAGGAAGGCCATGCCTGCCCCCTATCGCTGGTAGCTGACGGACAGCGTGCCCGACGTGCCGCCGGTCCGGATGCCGCGAAACTTGGTGATCGTCTCGGCGCCCAGCAGCGTCAGGCTGTCGCCAATCTCCAACAGATGCCCGACCGTCGCCGTCGGCGCGGTGCCATCGGCCCGCCACCGAATCTGGCCCGCCTCGAGCGTCAGCAGCGCCCGCTCGGCGCCGGGTGCGCCGGTGGGCGAGTACGTCGCCGCCGTGAGCGCGGTGGACGAGCCGGCGACCGTCACCGTCTCGAAGGCGAACACGTTCAGGCAGTCCATCATGCGTCACACTCCGAGCGTTCCCGCTCTCGTATCTCGTCCCACCAGTCGGACAGCGCCACCGGCGCGGGCAGGCCGGCGAAGCGCGCCCGGCCCAGCAGACTGTTGCCGTCGTCAATCTCCTCAACGGTCACATCGGACAGGCCCGGCGTCGTCTCCAGCAGTGCCCGCAGCGAGCGCGCCACGTAGCCGGAGCGGTGATAGGCCGTCTCGTAGCCGCGCTGGTCGCCGTAGAGCATCGCCATGTCATAGCCCTGGCGGTCCTGCAAGCCCGTGCCGCCGGCCGCGTGATCGAGGATGGTGCGCGCCGCGACTTCCAGGTTCGGCACGCTGATGAGCAGTTCACCGCCCGGCTTCAGCAGGCGCGTCCAGTGCGCCACCAGCGGCCCGGCCTCACGCCGGCCGAAGTGCTCCAGCACATGCCCGCTGTAAACGGTATCGAAGTGGCCGTGCCACACCTCAGGGATGCGGCGTAGGTCACAGCGTACATGCGGGCGCGCGTCCTCGCGGCCGTCAAAGCGCACGATCCGCGCGCCGTCACCGAAGGCCGGCGTATAGACGCCCGCGCCCAGGTCGGCCACCCACGTCTCGGTGTCGGACGGTGGCGTGAGTGGTAGCCCACTGGCCTGGCGCATGTCGGCCGTCAGGCCATAGTGGGCGCCGGTGGCGCGGTCCTCGTGGTAGCACTGGATGGACGTATCGGCAAACAGCCGGTAGCCGTGCTTGCGCGCCAGGCTGTAGAAGTAGAAGTCCTCGGTGGCGATGCTACTGACCGGCTGGCCCGGCTCGAACGTCCAATCGGTGCTGAACCAGGGTCGGGGCAACTCGCGCAGCATCGCCGTTTCGATCAGCAGGCAGTCACAGCCGGCGAAGTCGACCGGGAAGAACTCGCCCGCCGTCCAGTCACGGTAGCTGCCCTTCAGCAACCCCCGCCACAGGTACGGCTCGGCCGGGTAGGTCTTGGTCCAGTAGACGCCGGTGATCATCGACGCCCGCGCCAGATGGCCATCCTCAGTCGCCTGTAGCGTGCCGATCTTGTCGAGCAAGAGTAGCAGCGCATTGGCCGGCGGCAGCACGTCGTCGGACAGCATGAACAGATATTCGGCGCCGCTGGCGAGCGCCTGCTCGCACAGCCGGTTGCGCGCCTCCGCGATGGGGAGATCATGCACCCAGACCCGACCGAAGGACGAGCCGAGCGGCATATGCAGCCCGGCCATGCAGTCGATCCAGTCGGTTGACCGACGCGCCGCCCGCGTGGTCGGAATGCCCATCATGACGCGCGTGCCGAGTGCCACGGTCCTGCCCTCCTGGGCTAACGAAGCCGGCCGGGACCGTCCCGGCCGGCGCGCGAGACTAGATGACTTCGAAGGCGACCGAGAAGGCGCCGGCGGCCAGCGTTGTGCCATCGGCCAGTGCCCCGCCGACCGTCGCCTGCGAGAAGTAGAGAATGGCGCCACTGGCAACGGTCGCCGTGGTGACGACGGTCATTGCGATCGGCGCCAGACTGGCGGCGGTGGCGGTGTTGACCAGCGACGCGACGACAGTCGTGCCCGTGCCGGTCGTGCCACCATTGACCAGCGACAGCACGCGGTACGACGCGCTGACGTTGGTGGCGGTGATGCTGTTGTCAGCGCCGGTCGGCGTCCACCAGGCCGACCGGACACGAATGTCGTGGGCGAACGGCCCGATGGGGCCGAGCCGCGCCACCGCGCCATTGCTGGCGACGCTGGCATGGGTTGCGACGTGCGGCGCATGGAAGCGCGCGCCAGGAATGTCACCGAGTTTGGTTGAGGCCATGTGTGTTCCTCCGTGGCCGGGGTGATGGCCCCGGCCTGGCGATCGTCAGTCAGTCAGGGTCAAGACTAGCCCGCCACCACCTGGCGGTAGACGCCGCGATGGTCCTGGATGGTGCCGCCCCAGATGTAGCGGATTTTGGCCGTGATCTTGTCGGCGGTGAACACGCTGCCCTCGGTCGCGCCGTCCTGCATGAACAGTTCTGGCTCTTGCTGCCCGTTCAGGAAGCCCATGACGAGCACGGGCACCTGCGCCGGGTCGGCCACGGCCCACCAGTCCGTCGCGTCGGTCAGCACGTCATACACCGTCACCTCAATACCCTTGCCCTTGAAGTGGGCCGGGTCGATGCTGGTATCGGCGTCGGTGTTGCCCGTGGTGTTCAGGCCGTAGGTGTAGCTGTCGGACGGGTTGACGATGCGGTTGGCGCGCGCTTCCAACTCGTTCGGCACGATCAGATGCTTGATCCGGTTGCGCGCCCCAAGGATTTCGAGCGACATGTTGTACGCGGTCTGGTCGCGCATGGCGACCTGGGTCGCGTTCAGGCCGCTCACCGTCAGCGCGGTCGTGCCGGTGTTGCCGTGGTTGCTGTGATACAGCGCCGTGCTGTCGTAGCCCATCGTCGGATTGTCGGTGGTCAGGAGGTTCATCACGAACTTGTACAGCGTGCGCGCCGCCGATCGCGCCATCTCCGTCGGGACGGCCCGAACCCGGTTTGCCCGCCCTTCGAGTGACATCTCGAAGGTGAAGTCCTCCAGGTTGCCGTACTTCCCGATCGAGTAGGTCACTTCCTCATCGGTCGGGCTGGTGAAGTTGGTATAGGTGGCAGATTCGGCCACGCTCGACAGGTCGCCAAAGCCGCCGACGCGCGCCCAGTGCCGCGTCTGGAAGTCGGGCACGCTCTCATAGTCCGACACGAACTTGCGCCAGTTGGTGTAATCCGGATTGGCGGCCAGCGATCGGATCATCATGACATACAGGTTGTCGGCCAGCAGCTCGCCCCACGAGGCACGGGTCAGGCTCTCCCGCAGTGCCGCGTGGTTCTTGCTGGTGTAGCCGCTGGCGTAGCCGCGCATGTACTGGTCATAGTTGATATCGAAGTAGCCCTGTCCGGTCCACCGGGCATAGCCTTCACGCAGATCATGCAGCGGGCGCACGCCGTCAACGGCCTGGCCGGTGAACCAGCCTTGCAGCGCTTTCTCGATCTTCTCGTGCTCGGTGTCAGTGATGCGGATGGCATCACCCGCGCCCGGCACGCCCGGCGGCCGCACTTCGGTCAGGCTGGCCTCATAGTCGGCCTGCTTGGTGACGGCCTCCGTGATGGCTGCATCGGTCACAGCGCCCTTCGACGCCAGCCAGCCAATGTCCTTACGGACGATGGCGCGACCGGCCTCACTGAGCTTGGTCGCGGCCAACGCCTGGTCCGTCCGCATGATGGCCGACAGCCGCCATGCTTCCTCCAGGAGTCGCCGCGCCTCGGTGACGGCCGCCACCTCAGCCGCCGTGGGTGCTTCCGCCACGGCCTCCGGTTCGGGCGCGGCCACGGGCGTCGCCGCTTCCGCATCGCGCGCCGCGAAGCCGGCGGCAATGCCATCGGCAATGAGTTTCGCGATTTCCTCAGGGGTCATGGTCTGCTCACTTTCGACTACAGGGGTTCCAGCACTGGCGACGAGGCGCACGATCCGCCCCCCGGCGGCCGGGTCCGTCACCAGATCGACAGAGTTGACGCGACTGATGGCCTCCACCCAGGCCACGGCGCGTCCGTTCTGCTCGCGGCGCGCTACGCGCCCCTCGGCATCAATGCTGAAGCCGACGAAGTCCGGTTCGCCGGACGCGACGGCTTCCTTCAGGACTTCTCGCACCCAGGGCGCGATGGCCTTGAACCGGGCGCGCAAGCCCTCGACCATCCGGCCGTCGACCTCATGCTGGCCATAGGTGACGCGCGAGAAGGTGCCAATCTTGTCGCGCACGCTGCGCTCTGGCCGCGTGGCGCGGTCGTGCTCGGTGGCGTGGTCGGCAAAGGCGGGCGCGCGCTCGAACAGCCCCGCCGCCGCCTGGAGCGTTTCGGCCGGGTAGTGGTTGCCGTTCTTGCTGGTCCCGGCCTCAATCAGGATCACGTCCCACTCGCGGCCCGAGGTGCCGGCCACTTCCTGCAGGACGGAGCTGGTGACGTGCATGGCCTCGCTGTCGGTGTCATCGGGCATAGGGGAACCTCCCGTGATGGGCCAGCCCCCCAGCGCGCCGCGGTGTGCGGGTCAGCCGTCGATGACGGTGAGACAGGGAGCGGATACGTTGGCGCCGATTGCGCGTATATTGGTGATGAGAGAGAGGATGGACACTATGCGTATCGCTGCGCTGCTCATTGGCATCATCGCGAGCTTTACCGCCCTGGTCGGCGTCGTCGTCACGCTCACCATGACCACGCTGGAACAGACCCGTTTTGGCTTTGGTCTGGCGGTGATGACGCTGCTGGCCGCCGGGTTGGCGATGGCCATGCCCCGTGTCGCCGGCCTGCTGTTCGTATTCTGCGGCCTGGGGCTGCTATGGGCGCTGAACTGGGTGTCGCTGTTGGTCGTGCCCGTCTATGCGGTGGCGGCTATCCTGGCGCTGCTCAGTCCCAATCCGGATGCCAGAGCCTCCGCACACACCGGCACATCACAACCTCGCTAGCCGGCAGCCTGGGGTCGTGTGGCCCTGCTGCGTGATGACCACCGATGATGAAATCCTCGTCGATGGGAATGGCTTTCGACTTGCTGTAGCGGCGGCCTGCTGCGGCGTGGCTGGGTCGTACCCGGCTGTCATCCGCGTCGTCCCACCACTTCCGGAGGCCGGGAACGTCTTGCGCGAGGCTGTCCGTTCGCATCCGGTCAGCATTCGCGAAGGCCGCCAGCATGTCCGTCCGCTGGATGCGTTCGGCCTGGTAGGCGATGCTGCCCAGCCGCCCGTCCTGGCGGTTCGGCTCCGTGGCTAGCAATCGGCCCACGTCCTGCATCACGCGGTAGGGTGAGGCGGCCCCGGCCACGCCCAGCGTGACGATGCGGCTGGCCTGGCTCACGAAATCCGCGCCCACGCGCGTCACCATCTGCCCGGCCAGCGTCTTGGCCGCCACCAGTTGCGACAGGTCGAGCGCGCGCGGCGTGATCTCTACCCCGGCCGCGGCCAGTGCATCGGCCGCGAAGTCGCTGCCCGCGTCCCAGGCCACGTCCAGCGCCCCGCCCAGCACCGGCGTCGTGCGCCGGATCAGCGCCCCGGCCGCGCGCTCGACGGCGCCCTGCAACTGACCCAACTGGTACGTGGTGTAGGTGTCGCCGCCGGCCAGTTGCGCCAGTTCGGCCACCACGTCACGGCGAATGTCGGCCAGCAGCCCGCGCAACTCGCGCGCCTGCTGGTCGGTCAGCCGGTCGCGCTGGCGAATGAGGCGATCGACGGCGCGCTGGTAGCGCTCGTCAGGGGTGAGGCGGGCCGCCTCAGTGAGCCGCGCGACCATTCATGCCCGCTGGCATCGGCGCCCGTTCGTCCTCGTCCTCGTCCTCACCGTCACCGTCTATCGGGCCGTCCCGCTGGCCGAACAGTTCCAGTTGCTTGGCCTCGCGCTCGGCCTGCTCGTCCTCGATGGCCGCCTGCATGTCCTCAAGGTTCACGTCGACGCCCATCGCCCCGACTAGCACGACGGCGACGCGCTGGGCGGTGGCGGTGTCCAGATGGCCGGCCGTGGTCATGGCGGCCAGCGCCGTCGCGGCACTCGCCAGCGTGTCAGCGCTCACCTTCATGTCCTTGCCGCGCAACTCTGGCAGCGTGACGGTGAATGGCCACGGCGCGGGCAGGCCGGTGCTGGCGTCGAGCGGCCGCTTCGGCAACTTGCCCGCCAACTCGGCCTGATCGGCGACGTAGCCCAGCACGTACTCCAACATCGCCTTGACTTGCTTCTGCCGCAGCGTCAGCCGCTTGAACGCCGGCTCGCCCAACTCCTGTGCCGTGGCGCGGTTCACGTCATCGGTGCCCGACAGCCACGTCTTGGGGATACCGGCGCCGGCGGCGATGGTGTCGCGCAACAGGTCGACGCTGGCGCTGGTGTCGGCCGTGTTCAGGCTCGGACTGACGGCCTGCCACTCGGTTTTCTCGTTGTGGGCGCGCACGCTGCCGGGCTTCGGCGCCGGGTTCTTCAGCAGCCAGTCGTTGATCTGGCTCTCGGTCATGCCTTCGAGTTTCACGTCCCACACAAAGGACTTCAGCAGCAGTTGGCGGTCGACCTCGTTGAACAGGATTTGATCGAGCGCGTCAATCCAGTCGGCCAGGCACAGCAGATCGGAACGGCCGCGGGTGGCGCCGGGCACCGCATTGACGCGGAACACGAACGCGCTGCCCAGGTACGGCTTGTCCTGGCCGTCCTCGTGGTACGTCTCGCCCTCGCGCGCACCCATCAGCCGGCCATAGGTCGGGCTGAGCGGGTCCAGGTCGACGGCGATCGCCTTGAGGCGCGGGCGCTCGTTGGCGGCGCCGGCTAGCACCGCGTCCGTCACCAGCAGCGCGTTGCGCGGATCGGTGCGAATGTCCGTCACGGTCGCCGGGTCGACGTAGCCCAACTCGACGGCGCCGCTGACCGGGTTGGTCGCCACCGTCCAGACCGCTTCCCCGAACAGGTTGAGGCCCAGCACGCGATCGTGGATGAACAGGTCCAGCTGGTTGCGCGGGTGCGTCCAGAAGGCATCGAGGATGCCTTGCAGCGCGGCGGGCGCGTCGTCGGCCGTCTCGATGGTGACGCCCTCACCCAGCACGTAGTCGCGGATGAGCTCCGGCACGCGCTTGCCGACCGGGTTGGTTTCGTAGAGTTGCCAGGCCAGTTCGCGCGCCCGGTCGTTGGTGATCGGGTTCAGGTCGCGCCGGCTGCCGCCACCGAGGCGCCGGAAGGCGCTGCCGCCGCCCTGCGCCGCCGTCAGGCTGGCGTCGGGGTCGTAGGCGTCGCTGAAGCCGGCCGCCTCGCGCAACGACGTATGCGACGCATCCGCTGCCAGGAGCGGTTGCGCCGCGGCGCCGGTGATGAGGTTCGACCACCACGAGGCGAGGCCCATACGGCTCCTAGCGTGCGAACAGCCGGCGCGATGGCCGGGCGAACGTCGGTTCCCGGTCGCGGCCGGCGTCGGCCGCGGGTGGCGTGTCCAGCCCTTGCGCCACGTAGCGCAGTGCGTCGAGCCGGTGAAACGTTTCCTTGTCCTTGATCTTCTCGGTTGGCTGCTGCAACTCGTCCAGTTCGCGGCTGTAGCGGCCGAGTTCGTCGAGCACGCCCGCACAGGTGTCGAACACGTACAGGCGCTGCGTCTTGAACAGCGCCACGACGCGATCGATGCCCGCCTCGACGTCGGCCACGGCGGGCGCCTGCACCCACACGCCGGCGTCGCGCCAGTCCATGCGCTGCTGATCCTCGCTCCTGGCGCCACCGTGAACGCCGACGAGGTTGACGCCGGTTGACGCGGCCAGCACATCGGCCGCGTGCATGGCCGTCGTCTTGCCGCCGTCGTGCGTCTCGCGGTAGAGGTAGACCACATCGGCGTCTGGGTCGCGCGCCAGCCAGACGGTCGCGGTGTTGACGGCGCCGAAGTCGAGGCCGACGGAGCGTGGCCAGGCCGGCGGCAGATCGAACGGCCGGACCTTGTGGCCGCCCTGCTCGCGGTAGGCGTCGATGAAGTCGCTGTAGATCAGGCCGGCGGGCCGGACGAACTCGGCGCCGTAGAACAGGCGAAACTTCCACGCGGGCAACTCGCGCCGCGCCCGCTCGTATTCGGCGGTCGGAAAGACGGGATTGGCGATGCTCTCAAACTGGATGATCGTCACGTCGGGCCGGTCGCCCGCGCGCCAGGGGTCATAGACCAACTGCTTGAACCAGCCCAGGTTGTACGGCGTCGTCGTGCCGAGCACGCGCCCCTGGTTCAGCGACAGGCGCCGCAGGATGGCCTCCCAGCTCTCCAGCCGGAAGTCGTCCTGGCCGACTTCATCGAGCCAGGCCGCTTTCGCCGTCGCACTCTCCAGCGCGTTGGAGTTGGTGGCGCTACCGAAGATCACGCGCGTCGGCTCCTGGGTGCCGTAGGTGCGCTGGGCGCCGGCCGGGCTGAACTCAAAG